GTAATTACAGGTAATTTATGATCCACAGATTTAATATAGTTATAATTATTTTATATGTTAATGTATAGATAGCAAGGATTGGTTGCCTTGCTGTACTGCTTTGAAAACCCTATGTTGGTGGTTCCTCATAGGGTTTTCTTTATGGCCTCCAAAGATTTACTTCTCCTGTCTGATAGTTATAATCACCTTCTCTTAGTATTCTTGTAAGTCTTGCATTGAGTACGGCATCAGCTATTGTATAACCTTTCTTTGTATATGTTTCCTGTACCTTAGACCATAGTGCTTCTTTAGTATCAGGTGTATCAGCTAAGGTCTTGCTTGCTGCAACCATACCCATACCTTTAATACCTAGTATTCCGTCACCTGCATCACCAGCTATAGACATTTCAAACCAATGCCTGTTAGCTTTCTTTTCTGTAATATGTTCTATCTCTTCTGTTGCAAGTAGCTTGCAAGGAATGGTTCTCATATCCTTATCGACTGACACGATAATAGGATTGTCATACTTACCATTAGTTGCAAGTAACCCAAGTACGTCATCACCTTCAAGGTTTGGATAAGTAATACATTCATATCTTTCTTTTACTTTGTTAATTGTATTTTTTAAAGCTAAAGGTGGCCTTCTACCTATCCTATTAATTTTATAATCAGGAAATATCTCATGTCTAAATGTAGGGTAAGAAGTAAAGCACATAACAATATCATGCTTGTCTTGTGCAATATTTTTATAAACATCAAGCCTATTTTCTAAGCAGTTAAGACAGTCTCTAACATCACTTGTAAGTTGATGTTGCCACTCATTCCAACGTGTGTCTTCTTCACAGGCACAACAAGAAGAATATACTAACCAATCAGCATCAATAAGTAGTGTCATAATTAATCTCCAAAGGTATCTTCATAAACAACTAACCGACCTGTGTTCTGGTCGTACAGCAGCCTATCCACTTCTCCTGTCATACCAGTATGTCTTGACTTAAGTATCTTTAGTTGTAGTCTTGATCTTTCGTATGCTTCTCCTACTTGATTTCGTGAAGCACCAAGAACAATATCACTTAACTGAACCAGACTATGAGATCCTCGTAGATCAGAAACAGATATGTCTCTACCTTCCTCATGTCCTTGGCCTTGTGGTCTGCGTAGATGGCTGACTACTATCAAAGCTATATTTGTAGATTCACATAAGCTTCTAAGCTTTGTCATGGTTACATCTATAGCTCTTCGTTCATTGTCTAACTCAAGACCAGACATGACTATAGATATGTGATCCAGTATTACTACCTTTACTTTATCTACTGTTGCCAGATACCTTATCTGTTCAAGCAATACATCAGGATCAAGACTACCAAAGTGGTTATATAAAAATAAATTTCTAGTAGATGTCAGCTTATCAAATGCAGCTTTGATCTCTTCATCTGTATATCTATTGTCGTTGAGATGCAAAGGGCAGTTAAGATCTATTCCAACTAATCCCTGTAATGTTCTTTGTACTGTTTCTTCTAGTCCTATGTAACCTACCTTGATGTCACGTTGCAAAAAGTGATAAGCCATCTCTCTACATATAGTGCTTTTACCTGCACCACTACCACTAGCTATCGTAAACAGTTGGCTTGGAAATAGACCCCTTGTATATTCATTTAACTTTGGATAAGGAAAATCTGAGATAGGTAAACTTGTTTCTTTATTAAATAAATCCCAAGCATCAGCAGCATTAATTAAACTGTCTGGTCTTACTGGTCTAGCTTTCCATAATCTATCTTTAACAAGTTCTCCTTCATTCAATATCAGATGTTCGTTGACATCTTTTCTATCTAGTCTTGCAATAGCAACCTTTCCTTTAGGCAAGACCTCCATACATTTCTCACTAGCTTTCTCCCCTGCTTCATCATTATCAAAGCAAAGAACTATTCGACAAAAACTATCTAACCATTTATAGTTTGCTGCCAGATACTTAGCTGCTGACTGCACTCCTGACGGAATAGATATACAAGGAAACTTATTACCCTGTATCTGGCTAGCACTCATGCAGTCAATCTCTCCCTCACAACAGGTAACAAATACTGATCCATTACTACCATGTTGTCTCCATAGATGTTGACCCCATAGTTGTACCTTTGACATATCACCAATCCATATAAACTTTTTGTCTTGAAACCTTACATGCTGTGCTACATCTTTACCGAACTGATCTTTGTAAGTAGCTACTTGCACTGGTTGTCCTCTGTATTCTCCCTGTCCATAACCAAATAGTTCACAAGTCTCTTTAGTGATTCCACGTTTGGGTAGAGCTATCGGTGTCACCTTTAATAATTTAGGTGATGGCTTTCTCATTGGAATGATGTTACTCAATTTCTTTTCTTTCTTGTTTGGGTAGTAGGTATAGTCGCAGCCCATAGTAAAACAATGTTCATGCCCATCATCAAAGACTGCACAATTTTTTTTGCCACACTCAGGGCAAATCTTTTTAGTCTTGTATTGACTCTTCATCTAAGTTACATTTGTGTTCTCTTAGGTTTACATCAACCCAAGTCTTACCATTAAAAACTCTCCACATCTCATTAATGGGATCAAAATAAGTTGCACCTGCTTTTGGATTGTCAGGCATTTTGTAATTAAACATTAGTACCAATCATCAGGAATAGTTTTATCGCAGTATTTAAAACCATGTCTCGTACACCATTTGGCATACGAGATAGAGTTCTTAGCTTTAGATAATTTAGTCTTGCTGTTTTGAAAACAAAATCTAATATCTAGTTCGGGTCTAGTCTTCTGGATAATAAGATGTTTTCTTCTGTCCTCTTTTGAGAAGTACCCTTTTGTTTCAACAATAAAATTGTTGAGGATAAAATCAGGCTTGTAGCAGTAAGTAATTTCATAGGGAATTTCTAATGATTCGTAAGTAAATACAATTTTCTTTTTGTTTAGTGTAGCTGCAAAGTCAGCTTCAAACTTACTCTTGTATTTAGAAATCTGCTGCTGTGGTTGCAGTTCTTTTTTCTTCATAACTAGGTTGTGCTTCTGTTTCAAAGTCGGGGCTGCCTGTCCACTCAGCGTGTTTTCTTACTATGACTTGTAAAGGTTGGCATCTGATACCGACACCATTAGCACCTGCATCATAACCACTACATTTCATAGACATTTGACCTTCTAAAGCTGGACTAATCTTTTCATACTCTTTCTTTTCCTCCTCTGTCATAAGACGTAAGGGATCTTCATTAGCCCAAAAAGTTACAGGTGGATTAGTCCATACATCACCATTCTGTTTTACACCACCAGCTTTCTTGCTTGTTCTGATTACTAAATAATCATCTTCAAGAAAGTAAGGCAATGATGGTTCGCCATGTTTGTTTTTTGTAAGACTAAACTTTCTATCTGGATAGTGTTCTTTTAAAGCAACTTTCCATCTTTCAAGTAATCCTTCTAGCTGTTCAAAGATATGTTCAACAGCGTCAACTTCTTTACCCATTTGATCTTTCATCATTGTGCCTTTTGTTATTAGACACTCTGCTTTATATTTCCTAACACCTTTGTATTCATCAGGGGTTACAAGATATGAATACCTAAAATTAGTAGGGTTAGGTGTGACTATCTTAATAGTCTCTGGCTTGAGTTCTTCCATGTTTTTTACCTTGGTTTGGTTGCTTGATTAATCGTCTATAAAAGACGTTCACTAACTATACCTTGATCTTTGCTTATGTAAATATATATGGTGCAGTCAAGACATCTGTTATGTTATACCCTCCCATATCTAGTGCGGGTGGTAACTTACTGGTATCACTTAATTGTTCTGCTGTTTGATGGTACAAAATATCTAAATTATTGTCACTATATATATCAAAGAATGTTTGTTTTACACATTGAATAAATGTTTCTAGTTCACCTGCTGGACTTCCATAGCAATCATGTATTACACAAAATTGTTTAAGTCCTTTTTGACTAGCCTTTACTAAACTTAACTGACAATGTGCAGCATCTAAACTATGTATATAGTTACTGGGAAACCCTTGTGACTGCCTACGTTTATCTATCTTTGTTTGATTTGGTTCATGTATGTTTAAATCTATTGTCATACTACTTAGCTTTGTCTTAACTCTTTTAACTTTATTAACGTAATAGTTTTGTTGTACATAGAAACCAGATGGTGAGTGCCAAGCGATAGGTTTATTTTCTTCATTAAAAGAAGCAGCAGTAGTCCTTAAATAATTTAATAAGTTATAGCTCTCAGGTGTTATATATTTTACTGCTTGTTCGATAAGACTTGCTAAGTAAAAATTATTTTTATAGTTCTTTGCCATAGATATATTTTCATTTACAAAATACTTTTCTATATAGTTAGCTATACCAAATGTTGTTGAATTGTATGGAATCATTAGCACAGGTTTCTTTATAAACTTTCTAGTTAATTTATCTTTATATCTATACCATTCTTTAGCCTGTTCATTGTCTTCATTCTTTAGTAGTAGCAATAGAATATCAAGTACTTGTTTATATAAATCTTGTGGTTGATTTATATTTTGTAGGTTTACTTTATTAGCTAAACTTTGATCGAATGTAAGACCTGCTATATGTTGATAACCATTATTAGTTCCATCAAGGCAGCAGCAATGATGTGAGATATACCCCTCTCCTACCATTTGATATTCGTGCCACTCTTTACACCAACCAAGGAACTGAAATGGTTCTTTTGCCTGACCCCATAAAGCTGTATGTGCCTTTGGATCTTTATATATTTGTTCAGCTATACTTACCCCTGCTGTATATGCCCACTCTAGTCTTTCCTCATAGGTATGTTTATTAAGACCCCAGTGATTGGCTCCGCTTATTGCCAGCCAGTTTGCATCTTGTTTGTTTTTTATCTCCGCACCTTTATGAAAGATATGTAAGGCTCTAGCAATATCATTACCTTGTGGATGAAAGTGTGCTGTTACAGGGTACATCCGACCAGTAAAATCAAACTGGTAAACGTGAAAAAATTTTTCGCCATCATATCTTTTTGCTGTATCAATCAAGGTAAGTATTTGGTATCTCTTGACTCTATTGTGTGCGTTCATATCATGTATTAAAGAAGCTAAATATTTCCACTCCTTACGACTTTCTTTATTGGTATCTATGTCCAAAGGTTTTGTTGGTAGCTCTGCCAGTTCTCTATCAATACATGCACCTACTTCTATACGTTCTTCCCAACAATACACTAGAGTTTCAAGAACAAATTTATTTACAGTCCAAGCTGTTTGTTGAGCAAGAGACAACGCTCTTAGACTTGTTGTTAAGTCTTGTTCTTGTGCTGACTTTAAATAAGCTTTGTCGTTAGTCTTAATTGCTTTAGTCTTTAATCTATATGTGTAGTAACCACCTTCATATATAGAAGTCCAAGGTCTAGGTTCATCCAAGCAAGGGAGGTATATAGGATAAGCTGCTATCCTATTGGCTCTACCCTTCCTTATGTAATCCATATACACCTCAGTAAAGATAATATGAGAGGTAGTTTTATTTTTATTCCTACGATTGATAAGCTTTATCATTCTAAGCTTGAGCATTACTATCTCAATAAGCTTTAGCCCAACTTTAAGTTTATTAGTACGACCCCAATCTTCATAGGTATGACCCTTCTTATTCATGTGATATACCATTAATCTTTTTTTATATCCTTCGTGGTTGGTGTCTCTGGTATGGTTCTTTATATTGTCATAGTGCTTTTTATCTTGCTCTTCAAAAGATGTAAACCTTAGTTCATCTTCTAACATTTGCCCTATCTTTAAAGCTGTTTGCGTTGTAGTTTTTACCTGCGAAACATTATCTATTATCACCTTGAAAGCAATAAAAGAAACTACATCAAGGTCACTAAACTTTTTAAGAAAGATAGCAGAGACAGCTTTGGCTCCGACCTTACCACTAAAGGCTTCTTGTATATGTTTATCTATTTCTTTTGTAAGCTTATCTAGCCCTGCTTCAATAAGATTTCTAGCGTAGTAATTACAACTCTCTCTTCCCTTCTCTATGTTTCTATTTTGTTTGCTGAGTTTGTTGTATGCAGCAATAGAACAGATACTTTTCTCTAGTTCTAACTGTCTTTCACTAGGCTCAGTCATTTAAAACATTTACTACAGAGTGCAAAGCTTTAGGTTGTAAGTGTGCATAAATCATAGTGTTCTCTATATCCTCATGCCCTAGCCAATCCTTAACCAGTAGTATCGGTACTCCTCTCTGTACTAGCCTAGACGCACAGGTATGTCGGCATAGGTGGATAGTATAAAACTTTTTATCGGCATAGCCTAAGTCCTTTCTAGCCTTTTGCCATATAGCATTTAGTTCGCTGTAGTTTATATCAAATAACTTTTCATTATCTTTGCAAAAAGCATGATAACCAATCATGTGCCAATTAACTCTATTAGTCATAGGCACAGCTACGGCTTTATCATTTTTTCTGTCGTTGAAATTTATTTGGTTGTTATCAAGATCAACAAATCTTTTTTCTAAATTAAGAAGTTCATTCACTCTGCAACCAAGATCAATAAGACATTCAATAATTACTTTTGCTTCTTGATAATCATTATCTTGTAAATAATTTAGTAATTCATTTTCCATTTTTTTAGTTAGATAATGAACCTTACTGTTCTTTGTTGGTCTAGGTTTTGGCATCTTAATCATCTCTATAAATCCGTCCTCCTCCATTTCAGATAAGACGACCCTAAGATAACCCATCTTTTGATTGATAACTGCATTACTATTCTTTAATTTTTCTTTGTGATAATCCATCATTTTATTTACCAAGGGTCTAGTAATTTTATTTACTGGTAAATCCCCAAGTGCTTTGATGTTATGCTTCATTCCTATCAAGAAATTAGTAGCAGATTTAGTTCCGTTCTTTCTTCTTTTATATACAACCCTAGTTGCTTCAGAAAGTGTAGGCATTTTAGTTTTCATGGTGGTTCCTCAAAGGTAAGTTTATTAGTCAGGCATTAATTCATCTATCATTTTTAGATAGCTTTGTTTATTAAAATCTACTAAGTTTTTTATTGTGTATTCCCTAGTAGAAAATTTATGACCACAAGCTAGACACTTCCTCCTCCTCCAAATGTAAGGAATAAATTTTTCTCTTTGTTCTTTGTAAGTGGGTACTGGCTTGCCTATTTTGTGACCACGTTGGGAAAGAGTAGCCCGACTGTCAAACACTTGACTTTCTAGGCTCTCACATTTAGGACACTTCAAGGGAACCTCCTATCGTATTCTTTGCTTGAAATAGGTTTTATTGAAATAAGTTTGTGTTTGTAGCAATCACAAAAATTTTTAGCATGCCAATCGGCATCTTGTTGTGATTCTAAACCTACAAAATAATGAGTTATTTGCTCGCCTTCAGCTTCATAAATAAACTCATAGATGAATGTAACAACTTTATAGGTTTTCATTTGTCTTCCTCCCAAAATTTAATAAGTGTTTTTAATTCAGAGATCCGCTCCTTAGCTTTTTTAGTTTTCTCAATTTTTCTTATGTTGATTTGTTTCAACATAGCTTGAGTTTCCTTCTCTAGTTCTTCCATAAAATTCATTAGTGCACTTCCCCATTAATACATTCTGCAAAGTGATGAAAACCTTTTGGTAATTGATCTAAATATTTAAAAAAGTTTTCTATTGTCATTTTGTATTCATCTAGCCAATATTCATTTGATTGGTCAAAATCAAAATAATTTTTAACCTCTATTCGATCTGCATAACAATAAAAACAAACCTCCTCAACTTTATGTATTTTTGATGGGTCTTTAACCTCTACATAAAAGTATGGTTCTTCATTAGGATCAAAACTTTTAGCTTGTACTTGTGGACTAACGTGAAATGTCTCAATTAGTTTCCAATAGTTTCTAAATCTCGTACCAATAGTTTCTAGCTGTTCCTGATGATCTTTAGTAAGCCTTCCAAAATGCTCTAAAAACCATTCTTTATCAGTTTGTGTTTTCATTGTGGTTCCTCCTTGTTTAGATTTTTAAAATAGTTTCAATAGTTTTTCTTTTCAATAAAGATATACACTCTTTTGGATCTTTATTGTGTAAGAAATCAGTATCAATAGAAGAGCCTGTAATCCTACAGGCTCGGTGATAAATACTCTCTAGTTCCCAAAGAGTTTGATAGGTTTTTCTTTTAGTCATCTTCCCCTGATTCAATATCAGCTAGTGATGACTCTTGTATTAATGCAAGAGTGTCATTAATTGCATCTTCAAATTCTTCTGAGTGTGAAATCCCTAGACCTATGTTGGTTAAAGAATCAAAGTATTCGTAAATAGTCATTGTTAATTAGGGTAGAAATTATGAGAACTGGTTGCTTTTAAACCAGTAGCTAGTTCAAAGTCTCTGAGACATTGTTGTGTCTCTCCTCCTATATGCCACCAATGTTCTTTCATTGGTGTTTCGTCTAGCTTCCAGTCATAGACATAGAAAGAATCATCAAAGGGTCTATTAAATTCTGTTGATGTCTTTCCGTCCCCATCATTTTCAGTAGGATTACTGTAAGTTCCTTCCCTTTTATAAGTGGGTTCTCCTAACTTCTCTACTAACTGTGAGTAAGTTGTTTTAACATAACCTTGTAGGCACGGCATGATGCTTGGCTCCTTTTGTAAATTGGTTGTAAGTCATATAAACATGACTATATCTAGTGTAATTTAAGACATTAAAAAAGTCAACCCATAAAACGCCCAAAGGTAAGTTTATTAGGTTGACTAGATAATTTATTACTGCTCACCTACTACAAGATCAGCAGCTTTAACAGCATTAGAGAATACTTTCATAAGGTTAGATGCTTTACCATCAAGAGCTTTAATCCAAGAATCAAAATATGCTACATGGTTCTGAGTATCGCAGCTAATTTGTAGTCTATTAGTGATTAACATGCTTGCAAATTCTGCTCTTAATTCTTCCAAGGCATAAGGCTTAGATCCAAAAGCATTACCTATTGGTAAATCTAATCTTGTCTTATGTGCGGTTGAGTGTGAAAACTCATGTGCCAAGGTTGCAAGATAGGCTTCATCATTCTCAAACGATTCCCTTCTTGGCATGTTCACAAGGTCTTGAGAGCTCCTATAAAAGGCTCTATCACCTGCATGATGTAAACCACCTTCTAAGCCTTTTGAGTATGTCATAAGACGCTCTAAGGCTTCCTTACACCTAAGTGCTAAAGGTCTTGCAGATTTAATACTTTGATTCTTAAATTCTGCTAACTTTGCATCTAATTTTTCTTGGCTCTTTTGGTCTTTACCTTCAATATCTGAAACATTAAAGACAGTAGCTCCTTTAAAGCTAACCTTCATAATAAATTCTTGGTTCCCTTCTTTATCAAGTTTAGGTGAGCCATCTTCATTAGTAAGATCTATCTTAAAGGGGTTAGGTCTTAAGATTCTTGCAGCTTTAGATCCCTTCTTAACTACCCACCCTTGCTCTTTGGCTTGGCCGTAACCTATCCACAAAGGTAGGTCTTGACCTTTAGACCACATATATAATTCCAAGATAATTGGATTAGATCCTGTGTAATGATGACCAGTTAAGAAGTTTTGATGTATTCCCTGATTGTCAGGCTTCCAAGGCTTACGCCAAGGACTAATATCTGAAGTCCTATTTTCAAGAGCGTTGATAACATCCTTAAGAATTTCTTCCTCTACTTTTACTCTTGGTTTCTTTGAAGTAAATGTCATAGTTTTGGTTGATTGGTTTGTACTGATTAGTTAGCTGGTTTACTAACTGTTTTTAATATACCAACATATTCTGGTATTTGTGAAGTATTTGCTTATTGATTCCCTCAATCCCCTTAGTATCACTTAGTAATTACTTCTTAACATTTTGTTGCATTATACCCCCTAGCGATAATATGAAAATGAATACATGCAAGCAAGGAAAATAAGACAAAATACACTAAGAATAATATAAGATATATTATGAAATCCTAGTTATATCAATAGTTTTACTAGGATTAGGCTATTATTTTTATATTTTTGCGACAGGCTAGGGGGTAAAATTTATTTTCTATATACGTATAACCCCTTCAAATTTTTGTAGTAAAACTATTTGGATAGGAAGGAAGGCAGGTAGGCAGAGAAATCTTTGTTAATCCTTAGATCCCCCTTAGTAGACACTTAGTGTAATCTTAGGTAACACTAATTAGAGGGAGGGAGACGAACCATTACTCTCTCCTATAGTGCGACCTAATAGAGATCGCTGATAAAGCCTTGGTTTTTGGGGTTGCTATTTTTGATTTGTTGAGGGGTCATACCCATAGCAGTTTGAGAGATGGTGTTGTTTAGTAGGTAAGCCCAGTTATCAGTGTGTATTGAGAGAAGTTCATCTTGCCTTTTAGCCATGTTAAGGTCTTCGTTTTGAGCCATGTACTCAGTCCAATAGGCAACTGCACCAGCGAGGGAATCTACGAGGTCGTCATGTACAAGGGAACCTCTATGACGGGAAATACGTGATAGTTGATAAACGAGTTGAAGTTTTAATCTACGTTCTGGAGTTTCTTGAGGGTTGGAACGAAAGTCTTTTTCTATTACTTTGCGGTCGATAATTAGACGGTGAGAGTTCATAACAGGTTCGAGGGTATCAATTATGCGTAATTCTTTGGTCTTGTTGTTTCTGATGTCTTCGATTTGACAGGGGTGTATTCGAGATATGAAGGGTTTTAGTAGTTCAGCAAACATACCACCCCCGAAGTTTTGTTCAATGAGGATAGTATTAATATTATTTTCTTTAGCCAGTCTTGATATTTTATCCAGAACGGGGTCTGTATAGCCCCCAGACAAGCCTAAACACTCAGTTACGTATAAATTACCGTTAAGCATCTTAACGCAGCTTATAGCGGTCTGATCCTTACCTTTTCCTGAAGGGTCAACAAACATAACTGAGCCTGTGTATTCTATGAAGTCACCAAATTCTTGTGCAGGTCTATGAAATCTGTCACCATTGAAGCCAACGCAGGGTAAATCTTGTATCACATATTCGGGATTGTTAGACCAGATAACTTTTTCTGGTGCAAATTCTTTGTTGATGGAAGCAATTACTAGGTCGTTTATTTTTAATGGGTATCTATCTTGGTCTGACAAAGTGGTGTCTAGTTGGAATTGTAGATTAAAGCCAGAACGACCATAGGAAGCTTCACGTTCCATTAGATCCTGTGCAGAGAACCTTATAGGATCTACAGGATCTTGTGGCTTTACTAGACCTTCTAGGAGTTCTTTCTGGATTTTTGGAGCAAGTCTATCTCCGTAGTTGTTTTTTAGTTCTGGATAACGTGCAGTCCAGATTCTAGTTTCATATCCACGTTCTTCTAGTGTGAGATAAACAGAATTTTCTACCTGTGGTGTACCAAGGAAAGTAATCTTGCCATTTGGTTTTAGTATTGCTTCAAATTCTTTTACAGCTTCAGATAACTTGTCTCTCATAGGTTGAGTAAAAGAATTATTGGGAACTTCTACGTCATCAGCGATAACTTCATCTGCCCTAGCACCAGACATTTGTCCTAAGACCCCTCTGGACGAACAGGAGGGTGCATGATCAGCTTGTGCTGGTCTTACATCAAAACTTACCTTACTGTTCCTCTGATCGTCTCTGGGGATCAATGGAGAGAGTATAGGCATCTCATTGATAAGACGCATAGTGAAGGTAGTAAAATTATCTGCTCTGTCTTTACTGGCTGAGACAACTAAGAATTTAAGTTGTGGATTCATACGAAGTCTCCACACAACGTATGTTGAAGTAATCCAACTCTTACCTACACCTCTAAATCCTTGTATGATTTTACGTCTAGCACCATATTGTAGGTATTCAGCTATGTCTAACTGAACTGGTGTAGGGTCTGGTAGGTTTAGATGTCTCCAAGTAACAATTAAGAAATATCTAAAGTCTTGTAGTTTTTCTGGTAAGGGGTGCAATTATTAATCAGCTAAAGGTACAGCATCTAGGTCTGGTAAATTTAACATTAGTTCTTCCATAGGATTCTTTTCTACAGGAATACACTCAACACCATTATCTTTTAAGAACTGTCTAGCTACATTTAGATCCCCTGCCTTTGCATCACCACTTTTAACTTTGTCTAATAATTCTTGAGCTAAGACTAGGTGTAACTGTTCTAATAATTTAAAATTCTTATCCATAGTTAGCTGTATTTATGAATTAATATAATCATTTTTTAGTTGTTTTGCCAAACAAAATATAGAGAATCTTATTGAAAATACTACTTTGTTCGTATTTCTGTAATTTATTCTCCAATTTGTATAGTTTTCCTTCTGCTTCTGACACACGAGTAAGGGCAGCAGTAAGCAATAAGTCTTGCAGTCTTGAGTGTCTTACTAATTCAATGCAATGTTCTTTTAGTAAATGGTCAGGAAGTTGTAGTATTTCTCTAATTTTTAATTCAATTTCAAATTTTATTTCTGTTGGAGGGTCACCAAGAAGTAATTGAAAAAAATCTTTGTCTTTCATTAAAGTTGTGTGTCTTTCCAAACATATCAATATTTGCTAAATTTGCAATAAGACTACTTTAGACTCATCCTCACACACTAAGTAGTCTTTCTTATATGGAAGAACAAAAAACTGCACAGATACAAGAAACAAAAGAAGACGATAAACCTGATTATCAAGAAAAAATAATGTTCTTAGTGAGTACATCTGCACAAGGAGCAATCTTAGCTTGGTGTCTTATAGTCTTGTCTCTTGGATATGTAAAACTGCCTAATAGGTTATTTGGTATGGATATACCAGATCAACCTAGAGTCGATAGTACCTTCGCTGCTGGACTTCTAGGAAACATCCTTGCTGGGTGGGGTGTTTCTGTTGGTGCTGCTACAGGAGCTAAAAAGAAGAAGAAGGAAGAACAGCAAAATGATAGTTATAATGGTGGCACTGGTGGACAGCAAGTTATAGTAATCCGTCAGCCTATCGAATTAATAACAAGCAAACCTCAAATCACAAAAGAAGAGAAAAAATGAAAAAATTCTTACCTTTGATTTTACTGGCATTTCCAACAGCTAGTTTTGCAGACATCACTCACAGTATTCAGAGTGTAGCTTCAGTCTCAACAGTCGCAGCTTCAGCTACATCAGAAAGGATTGCAGCTTCAATCAGTGTAGCTGGTACGAATGTAACACCAAATGATGGTACAGCAGGTGGAATAGGATCTTTAAATCTTAGTAGCAATGGTATATCTAACGGTGTTCCAGTAGTTTCAGCAGACACTTCTTTTTCAATTACTACTGCTGGTGATGCTTTCTCTGTATCAGAATCTTATATCCAAGCTGATAGTGTTCCAAGCCTGTTATCTGCCACAGTAACCAATGGGGCAGTTCCATCCTTACCTCTTTTGGGCAAGAATACGGTAGTGGCTGGTGGTGATCCTGGTTCTGTTGCTATCACGCTAGATAGTGGACAAGGTTTAACTGTAAACCTATCTGACATGGGTGCTGGAACAACTGCAACGCTCCAATCAACAATCACACTTGGCTTGGATTGATGAGATGGTTGTTGCTTTTGTTTATAGCTTTTCATAGTTCGTATGCACAGGCTACCACTCCTAGGTTCAGTGCAAATCAGATGCAAAGTACAAGCAAAAGTGTTTCTACTATCAATGAAACTATTGTCACTGAAAACTATAGGACAGGATATAGCTACAGTGTTTCTGGAACAAACATTCGTGTTAAGGAAGGCTCTGTCATATCACCTGATGCCACATATACTACAAGTCAAAACACAGGAAAGGTTAGCTTTCAATGGGTGACACCAGATCTACCTACCAAGCCTCAGTGGGAGATGATTCCAGGCTCATCAGACTTTTCAATAATGGAAAACTTTCTAGCTCCAGGGCTAGACGCAGTATCAATCATCACAAGAAATCAAACTATAGAAACTGTGCAAGACTCTGTAACGCTATTTCAGTAGCTTTATTATGTTCTACACCTGTATATGCAAACACCACAATAAGCTCACCTAGCAGTTCTTCACAGGGAACAGTGATTAATAATGGATATCAAACAATAAATGGAAACTTCCCAACTCATAGATTTTCAAACGGAATACAATGTCAGTTACCGACATTGGCTTTCACTCCTTTTGTTACTAAGGGAGAAGGGTATAACACTCCAAGAATCACTACATCACGAACTAATATATATGACACTGCAACGGACAGCGATACAGGCCAGTTGCTTAACCCAGGAAGTATTCTATATGTTGCAGAACAGGAAAGAATAGATCAGACAAACCATAATCTATCTTATGGAGCGACTATAAGCTTACAAGTTCCATTAGGTAAAAGGTTTAACAATGAATGTTTGAAGGCTGCACAGGCTTACAGAAAGACACAGGAGTTTATGTTAGAAGCAAAGCGTTTAGAGGTTAATCTTAATCGTGCTAAAGTCTGTGCAACCATGCTGAAAGAAGGTATTAAGTTTGTAGGAGATGATGCTATATCTTGTAGAAATATTGTTCTTACTACAATTCCAAATCAGATATTACCTCATACTCATGAAATAAAAAAACCACCTAATAACCCAGAAAAAGGTGGTTGATACGATTTATTTTTGGAACAAACTTATCTTAACTAATAATATTTTATGGGCAAGTCGAACACAGACCTTTAATCCTTCTTGCCCTTATTAAATTTAGCAATTATTTTCTTAAATATTGTCTTGCTTGCAGATTTCACGATAGGTAAAAGAAGTGGAGTACTGGCAGCAATGAAAGACACAGCAACAACATTAAGAGCAGCAGCAGGCGTTGGTAATACCGATTTAAGGAAAGTGACTTCTTCAAGGATTGGTATGCAATCATATCCATTATCTGCTCTTTTATATTCTTTTATACGTTCTGTTCTTAAATCTGATGTAAAACTTCCAACTGGTAGCACTCTTGATAAGTCAGGACATGGTGGTGGTTCCTGCTCATCCTTATCATCATCCTTTGGTGGCATAAATGCACCATTCAGTTTTATGCCTGATGAATATTTTGATGAGCTTTCTGTTTCTATTGTGTCATTTGGATCGTAAACAATAGATCTAATTCTTTGTCTTTCTGCTTTTGGTGCAGTAGTTTTCTCCTCTTCAACAGGTGCAGTAGCAGTTATCGGTCCTTGAGGACAGGTTGCATATTGCTTACGGTTATAAAAAACTATAGTTGGATTTTGTGTTATCTTCAGATCTCTATCAACTAAATCACAGGCAGGTTGCACACCTGTTAAAACAAATTCAGTGACAAAAGGAACAGAAGGAATATCAACAGTTGGTATCGTTATCTTCGGTACTTTTATACTTGGCACTAAAACTTAGGTATAGATATACCAGTGCTGCTAGGCATTGCGTTATCTAATGCTTTTGGCATGAGTCCTGATACTTTACCCATAACCTTTTCCATCATCATCTTTTCAAACTGTGGGCTGGTTAAGTAACGATATCCTGCATAAGCTCCACCTAAAGTTGAAATGCTGATAACAAACGATACGATAGATAAGATAGAAGAAATTTTATTTAACATGATTAGAGATGCATTTTTAAAGGCATTAGTGCCTGTTACCATTATAACCTTTGTGTCTGTAATGGCTATTGCACCTCTATATGTCACGTTAAGTATGATGACTAGAAGCTATACTTCAAGCCAACCTTAGTTCCGTATGTATTAACGTCATCTGTTACAACAGCGAACTCACCATAAGCATTTAATTTATCGCTTAGATCATATCCACCACCAATTTTACCAGAAAGCTTAGTGTCAGAATCTCCTACAGAAGGATTGATGAAACTAGGACCACCTTGTAGATAGAACGATCCATTCTCTCCAACAGTGTTCTCATAACCAATGTGAAGGTCTATTGCATTACCACCCCACTCAGAACCTACGTTGGTTTGGTTAAACTCAGGGTTTAGATAGAATCCTGCATAAGCTGGAACGCTAAGTGCTACAGACGCAGCAGATAGTGTTAAAACTTTCTTTAGCATAATTTTAAAAAATTAAAGTTATATATTAATTGATCTCTAAGTATTTACAACTAGCAGTGTATAACTAAAATATTTGACCTTTAGCTACTGGGTGCTGAAGGCCAAGTAATGTTATATGGATCTGACTGCGTTGGCACGTCACGCAAAGCCTGTCTATAAGTCTTCCAATCATCAGATAAGGTGAGATCGCTACTGGCTCTCCAGTCGGTATCTTTTAAAATTTCATTTCTTAGTTCTCTAATTTGTATCCATTTCTGATTAATTAGTTCAGTCTGTTCATCTGCTGTTGTGTTTTCTACTCTTACGTTGTAGGCTTTACCACCTTCCACATAAGCATCTACAGTTGATAGTTTTTGTGTTGGTGTCGTATAGCTAAGATTTTCTACTAGTTCTACTACGTTATTTTCAGTAAGAAAATCTGCATTTGGTCCTGTAATACTAAAACTTGTATTAGGAAATAGTTGTTGTATTGTACCAGTGCTTTTTACAGTGGTACCATCAATAATTGCATAGTTCATAATTAAATTTTAAGGTAGCCCAAATCGGGATTTCTGTGCGTTGTATTGACTTGTAACATCTGCTAGTGTAAAAGATTGATCATATCCCCTTATAACTCCCCATTTTCCTTGAAAAGCAAACCACTGTGAATATACGTTAAAAATCTGTAAGTATAATTGACTGAAATTATAATAATAATCAGTGTTTGAAGTTACTGAATAAAATAAATTTTTATTTCTATACATTTTTAAATTACCGCTACTATCTCTAGTTATTATGATTTGCTCCCAACCTGTATTACTACCACTATAAGAAAAATTAGCATATGGTGCATAACTATTAGTTAATTTCCAAGTAGCTGCACCAGCATAATCATCATCATTTCCAGTAAAACCAATTTCAGCAAAATCAGACTGTCCAAGAAAAAGACCCATTGTAGGTTTTGCGAAAGTACCGTTTCTTATAGCATAAGTATGAAATTCGTAAAGTGAATGACCTTCATATCCTACATAAAGTTTTGAGGATGATGTTGTTTTGTTTTCATAAGCTCCAGTGTCAGCATTTCTAGGCAATTTTGCATCATAAATAAATTCAAGAGTATATGCAGCAAGTGAAGAACTTGTAGAATACCATAAATTTAGATTACCCCCAGTTGAGGGAACACGAAAAAGATCTGCTTGTGATGCTGAAGTTCCACTAACACTTATACCAGGCATATCTGTATAGTATGCTTTACCACTGTAAGTTGCACTAGCTTCTAAGTAGCCTCCATTAGCTGAATTATATGATTGGCTCCATACCTGACCTAAAAGAGCATATGATGAATTATAATTTATTATTTTACCATTACGACTATTACCACTTAGATCTAAAACGTTATTGCTAGTTCTATTCCAACAATTTACATCTCCAAAATCCCAATGTAAAACAGCACCAGATTTAATTACCCCAACATCACCACCAGCAGCAGCACGTAGCCTATGCGATCTCATTAACCTAAATCTCCTACAGTTGCACCATATAATGTACTGCCAACTTTAAATAATTCTATTGCTGTTGGTGTAGCACCTCCTAATGTTGGAGCAGAACCTCCTACCCAAGTCATCGTTGGCCAAGTCATTGTATAAGAAGAACCACTTGCAGTAACTATAAGAAGCATTGATTGCCCTGTAGTAAGAGAATCAGTTGCAGTTCTATTTGCTCCTAATGTCCAAGTTTGAATCATTCCATTAATAGGATCTAAGGCTACTGAAGAGGCATCTGTTATTGCAAAAACAGTTTCAGTTATCTCCTTTTGAAAAATAACTTCACCTGTAAAAGTACCGCCAGCAAGAGGCATCTTTGTTGAGTCAGCTACAGTTATATCAGCAGAGCCATCAAAGTTAACACCATTTATAGTCCTTGGTGTAGTTAATGTTGCTGCTGATCCTGTAGTATTTTGATTTAGTTGTGCGACCCTATTTGCTGCTAAAGTTCCGCTAGAAATATTATTTGCATCAGTAGTATCAGTTGTTGCTGAAGCGGCTAAAGCAGTACCGTTTACTGTAATCGCATCAGCTTCTAACGTACCATCGACATCTACATCTCCAGAAATATCTAAGCTTGCTGCTGTAACTTGATTAACAGTAATCGAAGGTGTACCAGTTAACCCTCCTGATGTTCCTGTAGTATTTTGATTCAAAGTATCAACAGAGAATGTAGTACCAGTAAGTGTCAGGCCAGTACCAGCAGTATATGTTGTATTGGTATCAGTTGTTTGATCTACCCAATCAAGACCACCTGAGCCATCAGTTTTCAAAACTTGATTAGCATTTCCATCTGTATTAGGCAAAGTAAGGGTGTAACTTGCACCAGCAGAGTGCGGTGGTGAAGCAATTTGTACTCCGTGATTATTATTTGAGCAATTAAGCTTTATTGTCCCAACAGTTCCATTAGCTGTACCATCACCTTTGATTTCAACAACACCAGCACCATTAGGATTTAAAACTATATTTCCGTCAGTTGTACTTGTATTAATTTCATTGCTTTGTACATCTAAGTTACCACCCAGTTGTGGTGTACTATCTTGATCTAAATCTGTATTTACATCAACAAACTCTACACCATCTGCTGTTGAATTAACTTTAACTGTTTTACCTGCTGCTCCTGTGTAGTTTGTTGGAGAATCAGTAAGCCCTGTAAAAGTACTAGAACCTCCACCTCCACCTGTATCATCAGCAATAACAAATTTTGCACTTGATGCTTGATATTTAAGAATTTTATTATCAGCTACACCTGTTAGATCGACATCATTTAATGCTCCTACTGAATTAGATGAGGTTACATCTGCTCCTGTGGCTATACCAGAAAGTTTTGTTTTTTCTGCATCGGTGAAAGCGTTAGTATTTGCTTCTCCTTCATACGCTGTTTTTATTTCTGCTCCAGTTTGATCTGCGGTCGCATTATTTTCTATTGCTGATAATTTACTTTTTTCAGCATCTGTAAAAACATTACTATCAGTAGCATTACCAACGAGTGTTCTTATTTCTGCTGCTGTTTGATCTGCGGTCGCATTATTTTCAATATTATCTAATTTTGATTTATCACTAGCAGACATACTTCCAGGATTAGATCCAGAGGCTGCTTGTAACTTAGAACCACTTATAGCTGCACTTGCATTTATATCAGCATTTACAATAGTTCCATCAGTGATCATTGTTGAACTTACAGTACCTGTATCTCCTGATGTAATAACTGTTCCAGTTGTATTAGGAAGAGTAATAGTATTATCTTGAGTAGGATCTGTTACTGCTAATGAAGTTTGATTATTATCTTCAGTAGTTCCTTCAAAAGATAAATTACCTTTTATAGTTTTAGTACCATCTCTTTTAACATAATCATCAACTAGTTCTTGTATTGCATGTAAGACCTGATCATTATTTTGATTTAAATCTAATGCTTTTAAAACACTTGCATCACTAAAAGAAATCCTTGCAGTATTTACTTTAGTATTTCTTTGAAAAACAATATTAGCTCCATTTGCAGGTTCGTTACCAGAGGTAAATGAGATATTAAATTTACTATCAAAAGTGTAGTGAGTTGTCTCAGTTTTTAATACACCATCAACTAATACTTCAACATCAGTTCTATTTAAATAATCAAAACTAATAGTAAAAGGACCAGCAGTACCATTACCGACTACTGTATTAGAAGTAGAAGACCCAGAATTAGAAGCCATGATTAATTATAAGATATGAATTGAATTAGTTTTATTATATCTTTATTAGTTTTGTTAACAAAAATATTACCAGTATGGTTTGTAAAAGATGCAGCAGTGTTAGTAGCCATAATTAATTAGATAATTGGTTTAATTGTTTTTCTAATGCATTAATATAATCTATTTTAATTTTATTCTTTTTATCAAATCTTTGCTGTAATTCATTTTGACCTCTACTTTCAAAATACAAGTTTTCACCATGTCTTATATAGTCTCTATTTATCTGTGCCAGTTTTAAATATATTTCTTGTGCTGCTACTCTACCAATATCAGAATTTAAACCATTCTCTTCAATAATGTTTTCTCTAAAAATATAATCACGACTTTCAAGAAATTCATTCATACTTTCTAATATTGTTTTTTCACCAAAACCATCTCTATCTAATTTTACAGTATTTATAACTTCTTTTAACTTATTATAATCACCTGTATTTAATTTAATAGGTGCTACATTCTTACGTCCACCTGTTATTGTGCCAGTAATAATTTCTTTTGGTTCTGGTAATAATCTTCCTATTATTTTCTGAGCTTTATATATTTTGTAATTTTTACTTTTACTATGTCTTGATAAAGAAAACAAATCTAATCCTTTCTTTTGTGGATATAGCACTGGTTCATTTGTTATATGTTCATACATAAAAGGTAAATCATAGTTAATACCCATAAATTTTTCTTGTGATTGATTAATTATGTCTCTTAAAACTCTTTGATACGCATTATGTTTATTGAAGTCAGGATCACTTATTGAAAGTTCTTGATTTATTGCATCACCTTCTCTAACTTTTGTATCAACTCTTTGTTGTAAAAGTTGCACTTCTTCATTACTAAAACCCATTATTTTTAAAACATCTGCTGGTGTCTGTTTTAGTCTTACTCCTAAGTTTGAATATGGAATAGGTATAGGTATAGTTTTTGACCCAACTTGAACAGCACCAAGTCCTCTTCCTGTTAGTGTTCTTCCAACATATTCTGAAAACTTTTTAAGTCTATAATTTGTAGGACTATCAACTTGACTTTGATCTCCTTCTCCTACTTTAGGTACTGCTTGAAATATATTTAACAATTCATTTATTTGTGCTGTAAAACTTCTATTAAAAATATTTCTACCTACAGCACCTATCCAACCAATAGTAAAATCGTCATAAGGTTTATCACCAATCACACCAGAAGCGTTGATGAAATCTACCATCAGACGTAGATAACCAGCCATAGGTTCGGGTATATTTTCGTAAGTTTCATATACATATACTGGTTCACCATCATCACCAAATAAAGGTTCGCCATCTTCGTCATACTGCAAAGTTCCTTTACTGTATGGTCGCCAACCATTTTTCCACATAGCTTTCCACATAGCAGCACCTTCTGGTTTTCCAAAATTAGGACCACCACCTGTCAAAATTATTGGAGGTACAAATTCTTCATCTCTTAATTTTCTTCTATAGTCCATAGCAGTTGCACCAATCAGCATTGCTAGACCCATGCCTAAACGTATTTCACCTCTTGTTTGTTGTGCAATGATTGGATCTGCACTTAACAAATCATTTCTTATCTCTGGTAAAAGTACCTGATTTAATGGGTTTAAATTAGTAAAACCTTTACCTGTATCAATAACCATAGGTTGATTGATAATAGGAAGTAATCTTGCGTTTGATTTTAAGATGTTTGTTGGTGCTTTTGTAAAAGAAAAATAAAATCTAGCAAGTGGGTGTTTATTAGCAAACTTATTTAAAGCAGAAGCACCTTTGCCAAAATAATCTTCTGTTCTTATATCTTGTGTAAAGGTTATTGTTTTACCAAAATCCTGTGCTTGTTTTAATATCTTTTCTGTTAAACCAGTATCTACAATATCTTCACTACCACTACCTAAAGGCACTTTGCCATTCTCAGCATAGTATTGAAGAATTGAATCAACATGACCTTTTATAAATTTATCTAATTCATCTCCTTGTTTGCCAAGTCTAAGACCTTCATTGAAAGATTCAAATGTAGCAGCAGCAATAATGTTAGGAGCTTGTATTAAAGCATCAGTTGATGTCATGAGTCTCATTGGTAATCTTATAAATTTACCTGTACCATCTACAAACCTAGAAGCTAAATTATCACCATCAGAAGAAATCATAAATCTTTGTCCAGTATCACCTTTATAGTTTCCAATATTTACAAAGTTATCTTCCATATCCCAAGACTTTTTCCAAGCTTTAAGACCAAAATTCAAATTAGAATTTAAAGCAAACAAATGTTTTTTAGCACCTTCTAATTCTTTTAAATTATTTGAACCTAAAGCTAGTTTTAAAGCTGCTAAATAACTCTGTGCTACTCCTGATATAAAGTTAACTTCTTGTGTGGTAGGTGCAGAGAGTAATGCGTTGATACCTACTTCGTTAACGGTTCTCATTGTTTTATCTAAAGTACCCATAAAACCATCAACTTTTTTCATGGCGACTATTTGTTCTACTTTGCCATCTGTACGTTCTATACGATTTGCCAATCTATACAAATCATCTAAGTCTCCCGATTCTTTTGCTTCTTGAATACGTTGTTTTAATAATGCTTTAAAATCTCTTTTCTCTCTTAATGCTTCATTAAAATCTAAAGTTGATTCTCCTACCTGTTCTGTTGCTTCTCGTTTTTGTGCAGGTGTCATATCCATTACTTCTTCTGGGGTTTTACCTGCGATACCAGAATCAGGTTTAGCTTGTAAAGTTTTACCTACACGACCAAAGGGAGTTCTAACTGCTTTTATATCCATAGTTAACCAATCTTCTACTTTCTCTAAAGCGTCATTTAATTCATCTGCTGCTTGTTCTATTAATTTAAAATCTTTACTATTTAAAGCATTTACATATTTTGTATTTGCATTAACAACTCCATCTGAAGCTAATACTACGTTCTGTGCTAAAGCAAAAGCCAACTCATCAGGTGGTCTTTCACCATAAAATTTTATATATTCTTCAGCCATAGCTCTTATTCTTTTTGAATTTTTAAGATCTATAACTCTGTCATCATATAAATTTAAAGCACCAAGCTTTGTTTTTAACTGTGATTTTCTACCTTCAAATACATTATTATCTTTCATTTCTCTAATAGTTTGATCTATGCCTTCTTGGAAAGTACCTTTAACTCCTTTGTTTGTATATTGCTGTGGTGTTTTTGATGTATCTCCTAAGTCTTGTTTTTTCTTTTTAGCAACTGTACTAACAGATTCCCCAAAATATTTTGCATCTGCTGGTATTTTTAAAATAAGTCCAGAAGTATTGTCAGGAGATGCTTTAGCATTACCTGTCATTTCTGTAACCATATCTTTTACTTTTTGGTGAACCTTTACACCATGAGCCTTTATTTCTGCCTTTGAAAATCCTTGAGCTTCTAATGCTGCTACAATTCTATCTTCAGCTTTAGATTTAGTTTTACCGCTTCTAATAATGTAAGCAACTTGATCTAATTCAGATTCAAACTGTATGCTTGCTAACCCATATCTAGGTTTCATGCGTTGCAAGGACTTAGGTAATTGAAATACTCTTTTGGGTTTTGTAGTCTCGTTTGCTTCTATATTATTTGGTTGTTGATTTAATATTTTTTTTGATTTACTAGCTTGTTTTACTATTTCATCTACTTGTATCTTCTCTTCTTTAGTTATTGTATTATTTATTTCTTGTGCTGTTTTGCCAGCAAACTTTTTACTTAGACTTTCAAGACCCTCTATAGCACCTTTGAATGTAAGACCAAGACCAGCACCAAGAGTAGCGGAAGTAGCAAATTCTGTCGGTGATAATAGTTCTTGTTCATTAATAAGTTTTTGTATTTGTCTATCTGCTACTGCTGTTGAAGCTCCTTGCAAAGCAGCCCTTTTTAAACCTCCTTTTCCTATTTTAGCTGTAGATCCAAAAGGTATCATTTGTATAAGACCTGCTGATATAGCTTCTCCATAATTTATGTTGGCTTCTCCTCTTGTCTTTTGTGCAAGTATGCTTGATCCAAAACCAGACCCAAAATTAATAACACCATAAGCACCAATACCAACAGGACCACCTGCTAGTAGACCTACAGTTAATTGATCTGTAAGAACACCAGTACCAACTTCGATACCTAAACCTGCTGCTTGTTTATATGGATCTCCTTTTATATCTTTATAAGTACCTTCATCTCCTCTTGTATAAAAATTATTTAAAGACTTTTCTAAATCTACATCTATATCCCAATCTAAAAAACTTTCTGTTTGTTTATATATATTGTCATTAATAGGATCTAAAAAATTTGCTTCTACATCAGAAAAAAGTCCTTTTACTTTTTTAAAACCACGAATAGGTTGCTTGTTATTAAAATTTGAATCTGTCATAGTTTAAAACCAACCTTCTCTAGTGGCACGACTAATAATGCTTAATACATTTTTATCATAATCTTTATTAGTTGCATAATCTTCAGCTTGTAGCATTTTAATTGCTTCTTCAATACTGTCTGCATTTGCTATGCCTTTTCTGCCTAAGAAATTATCATTCCACTCTTTTTTATATTGCATCATCATTTCTCTGATATTATTAAATGTTTTAAAGTCTGCTACTTCTGGTTTTCTACCTTGACCTCTATCTTCAGTAGTCATCTTTCTTTCAGATTGACCTCTTGCAACCTCTGAAGATGTAGCCTTAAGACCTAAGAAATTGTTATCTGCTGATTGATCTTTACCATAACCTGTTTCTTCCATAGCTTGTGCAGCTACAAGTTCGGGATATTTTATACCTATGTCTTTGGCAATATTATAAATGACTTGAAAATTATGTTTTTCTCTAACAGGATTAAATGGGTGGTCACTACTTGTAATTAATTTATTCATATCAAAGTTAGGAGCATCTACTTTATTAGGGTCAGTAATACCTTCTGGTATAACTAAGACATCACCTATTTGAATATTAGTATCAGTCATATTATTTGCTTTCATAATTGCTTCAACGGAAGTATCTAAATCATTTGCAATACCAGATAGAGTATCACCAGAAACTATATCAACTGTTGTAAAACCTCCTTCGCTAAATGCACCGCCTTCAAAATTATTTTTTCTACCACCAAAGAATAATTCAGCACCAGTTTTTTTATCTTGCTTATCTTGAATAAAAGGATTGTTATTGTTTTTTTGTATTTGAAATTCTTTAAAACGCTTATCAACTTCAGCCATAATTCCAGTAGGATCATATCCACCTGTTTTTATTTTTTTAGCATCAACAAATAATTTAATAGTTTCTTCTTTTATTAATTCATTTCTTTCTTCTGTTGTTTTAGTTAGATCACTTTCTATTTCTCTAATTTTATCAACATATCTTTTTTCTAAATCATAAAAATTTGCTGTTTCTTCTTTTCCTAAAGTAATAATACCTCTTACGTCTTTTTCCCCAATCATATCTTTTGCTGTTTTTAAATTATTTAATATCTCTGTGCTTCTATTTGTTCTTAATCCTTTACCTAAAGTTTCTTCTATTTCATTTTTTAGTCGATCTAAATTTCTTTTGTCTTCATCTGTAATCGTTACACCTAATGACTTTTCAAATTTAATTAATTCTGTGTATGCCCTAGAAGGGTTCGTATCATAAACTCCTTTAAATCTTAAATCATTTTCAAAGTTTCTAAACCAATCATCTCTACTAAAATCTTCAATTTCAATTTTATCTTTTAAGAAATCTAGTTCTTCTGGATAAAGCTCAGCAAGATTATTAAGTCTGTTTCTATTTACTTTTTCATCTTCAACTTGAAAGAAACCATACTGTTTTATTTCATCAAGAAATATCTTTTGTCTATTTTCAATAGCATCTCTTTCTTCTTCATCTCTAAACTTTTCACTAGCATTTAATAAATCAACTCTTAGTTTTCTAATATCTTCTTGATAAAAGTCTTTAAGCTTTGTTTCTTTTAAAGTACCATCTTTTTTTATTTGTCTTGGTCCGACTTGTAATTCACCAGCAAATTTTAAAAAATCATTTACAGCGTCATATCCATCTAAGTTATTATCTTCATTTTCTAAAAATATACTATTAGCTGTATCTTTAACAATTTCTATCATACTTGAAGGTGAAACTGCTTCTGTAAGACCATTATCAACAAAATCCTGTAAAGTTTCTTGCACAGCATTTCTTGATATATCAATACCTGATAAATTATTTGGATTATCAATAAGTCCTTCATCTATTTTTTCTTGGTTATCGTCTATATTTAAAAACCCTAATTTTAAAGAATATTGAATACCTTGTTCTGCATTTTGAACTTTATATTCATTATGATTTTTTTTATGATTTATATGTATTTTTTCTAAAGCTTTGCTTCGTTGAGGTAAGAAAAATTCACTTATATATAATTGTCTTATACCTTTGGTATCACTTTTAGAAGACTGATTAAATTCTTCTAAAGCAGATTGAAATTCTGGTGAATCAATATCATATTGCTCTAATGGTATATCTACAACAGTGCCATCATTAAGTTGTTTTTGTATTGTGTAATTATCAAAAAATGTTTTTGCTTTTGTTTCTGTAAAAGACCCAAGAGTTTTAGCTAATTGTTTTTCTACACCTGCTCTAAAAAAGATATTACTACCAATAAGTTGTCTTGCAGCTTTAGAACCATCTTGTTTTTTTACTTGACTTATAATTTTTTGCAACTCTGGTTTACTAGCTTGTATAACTTTTTCCATTCCAAGCTGTTCTTGTTTTTGTTTTTCTTGATTTAGTTGAAATGATATAAATTGTTGTAGTTTAGGATTTATAGAAGATAAGACAGTAGCAAGTTCTTCAACACCAGTTTTAGGTAGAACACTGGGAGGTCGTACAAAAGTATCTACAGGTCTTGCAGAGGATTGAAAAGCTGTGCTTTGAAAACTAGATGTCATAATTAACCAAAAGGATTAGGTAAATTAGTGAAATACTGTTCTCCATATTCAAATGGAGTAGAAGAAGATGTAATAGTATTTCTACGGCCTAACCCACCTGTAAGGTCTGTGTAAGAAGATAAGCCTTGAGTAGCTACATTAAGTAAGGTGCCAGCAAGTGAAGGTACTTGATTATAAGCTTCATTAACAGTGCTCTGTAGTTGATTTCTTATGTTATCTCTTTGTGCTATCTGACCTTCAGTATTTCTTGTATATTGTCTTCTCGCTGATTCAAGTGATTGGTTTATAGATTCTCTAAAGTTTGCAACTTGTCTTTCTTGATCACGTAATAATAAACCAACAGTAAGACCTGCTCTTTCACTTGCCCTTAAACGACCCTGTGCCTGTAATCCTCTAAGGGATGCTGCTAATTTCTCTTGTGCTTTTGATGCTTCTGTTTCTTTTAACTGTGCTCCCAAGGCTTCTTGTTGCCTAGCAAAAGCTTGTTCTGCTGATCTGTTTCCTATTAATGCTGCTTGATATGCTCGCCTTGCTGCTGCTTGTTTAGCTGATCTACCTGCTAAACCAGTAACTGCGTTAAGACCTAAAGATCCAAGAAACAAATTACTGGCAGCACCACCTAAACCTAAAATACCTGGTCCAGCAGCAGCAAATACACACATCTATGCAATCCTCACAAATTCGTAGAATGGTTTTTCTTGATCTCCATACTTTTCATAATAGTTCACAAATGTAAATCCCAAAGCTTTTAACCATTTAATAGCAGAATGATTCTCTGCATATACAAAATTATATAAGACTTTGTAAGATTGCAACAACTTATCTACCCATTTTCTACCTTTTCTTATCAGTTGTATTCTATATTTTTTATTACTAAACAATTCATCAGTACATATCATCCATATACAACCATCACTTATAACACCACATAATCCCATTGGTTGGTCATTATCACCAGCTATTGCCAACACTTGCTGCCCTGATAAGTAGCTTAAACGTAAAGCATCTTCTGGTTCGTTACCTGTTTGATATACAGCTTCTAACCTATCCATATCTCTCATGTGTTTACATACATGATTAAGGTCAGCTATATTTGCTTTTCTTAAATAACCCATTATGTTCTTTGAGATCTAATATAAAAATTAGCTTCGTATTCAGCACTTGTAATATTTGTTGGTAAATATTCAAAACCAAAAATACTTATACGTACTTTATCTGCTCTGCTCATTACTGGTACTTTAAATGTACCTTTCTGTAATTTTATTGATCCTAAAGTTGTTTTGGGAGATCCAATTAAAGAATTAAATCTATAGGTACGTGCTGGTGTTGTATTACTTAATTCAGTAGGATCATCAAAACTAACGCTTACTTGGATTATTGCAGTGTTTTCAAATTTAAAATAAAAATCTTTTAACTGTAATCTACCTCCTAATTGTTCACTACCACCTTTTTCAGTTTCCGTATATCGTTGTTTTGCAAATTCATAAATCATCAAATAATTTTCACCCATAATAAATTTTGTTCTTCTTATATCACCTGCAACTTTAAATTTATTATTACTACCAACTAAAAAATCAGTAGAAAAATCCATATCAAAAACTTCTCCTGGACTTACATCTCTTTTGTCATCACCATTTGTATTATTACCAACCAAACCAGGAACAAAAGAACTTGTTTCTTTTATTGTGCATAAAGGTTCTAAACCACTTGTATTAGATGAAGAATTTATAGTTCCTAAATTAGTTGTTGTTTGAAATGTTAATGTATCATCATTAACTTTGGTAATAATAAATTTGTCTTTTAATAATCTAAATCTACTGCTTTCGATAAAAGAAGTATCTATATTTCCTGGAGTTGTTTCAAAAGTAAAAATTGTTTGATCTGCTAAAGTAATTTCTACTTCATCTCCAGTATTAAATCCATGACTGGTTTTGGTTATTGTTACCACATTATTTGCATTTGTACTGTTATAGGTTGCACGAACTGATGGTGCTAAATGTCTTGATACTAATTTTATTTGAGTATCAAGCCTGTAAGGACAAGTGATCTCAGATAAATTTGTGCTTGCATCATAAGTAATTGACACTCCAGTAGTAGATTCTGTTATCTTTCGATCTAGATGATATTCATAATCACAGTTAGGTTCTTTAACATCTGTTTGAAAAGGCAGTTTTTCTAAATAAACTCTTGAAGTTGAACCAGAGTAAACATCATCTTCACTTACAATAAATAATTCACTACCAATAAAATCTATATTTTTAATACTTCTACCTTCATCAAATTGATAAACAAACCATGAGTTTAATATTTTTTCATTATTACTTCCATATAACCATTTATTAATATAAAGTTTATTTGATTCTGAAGCACTTAATAAAACCAACGTATCTTCACTTGTAGAAATAGCAATTTTATAAATATCATTTGGTATTAATTTTGGAACATGAACTGTAATATTAGCAGCATCTCTTATCTTTTGTTGTCCACCTAACACTAAGTATTCTCTAACAGCAGAAAATTCTCCCTTAGTTGTTAAATAATAAATAGAATTACCTGCTCCTACAGGTGTGGCAATATCGCTACTATCAAACTCTGTTGCAACTAAGATGTTTGCAGTTTTAGGTGTAAGACTATCTGATGAACTGCTTAAAATAAATTGTGATTGATCTGAAAATAATATCAATTGTTCTCCCATATTTATTGCATTTTTTAAAATTGCAACCTTTGTATGTGATGCTGCCACATCTATAGGATCACTATCTATAACTGTTAAAACAGTCTCAGGAAAGAATTGAAAGAATTTAGATACGCTAGATAAAATTACATTGTCATTAGCTAGAAAACCTAATCTATTTCTAAAAAAGAAAATATTATTTATTTTATGTCCAATAAAAGAAGGTTTAGGTGCTGAATTTTCATCACCTACATTTCGTTCTCCCCATACAGGAAGTGTCTGTTGAAATGCAATACTGGCTGACCCACTGTCAGATACAGTAGGACTTGAAAGTGGAACACTATTATGTTCTGTTCGGTTTATTGTAAAAAAGTTTGCATTATTACCAGCATTAGGAACAAAAACTGTATATTTAATACCTGCTCCTTGTGCAATACCGTCAGTTGGTTGAAAGCCTGCACTTTGAGCATTAGGTGCAGTAGTAAATGTTAGTTCAACTTTATCGTTAGTTTGTAAGCCATGATTGTTAATAGTAATAGTAACTAAATTACCAGCTTGAGCGTATGTACCAGTATTAGTTGGTACTAAATAATTATTACCATTAACTTGTGAAAATCTAAAATTACCATCAGCCTGTCTTATTAAAACATGAGGCATTGTGTCGTAATTAAATTTAAAATCAATACCAGGTTTCACACATTCTTCCCACTGCCCTTCTTCCATTTGAGTGCCACCATTATTAGTGACAAACTTCACATAGTAATTATCAAAATTAGTAGATTCATCTCCCTTTACTTCAACTACATAACCAGGAGGAGATACAGTTGGTAGATCTGTAAATCTTTGAACGCTATTTTTAATTACGGTTAGTTGAGTATTACCTTGAGTATCAGTACCATCAATAGCAAAATCAGTACCATCTGTTTTTTTTATATGTAGCACAGGTCCATTTTGTGCAATGGTAAAATCTAAAACTGTAACTCCATTAACAATTGTTGCAAGACCTGCTTCTAATCCAGTTTTTAAGTCAGTAGCAACTTGTGTAGTGCTTAAAGTAGTGTCATTTGTGGTGTTATCTGTAACTGTAACTCCATCTACTGTTATGCCATACTCAGTGTTGTCTGAAACTTGATTTACAAAAACAATAGCTTGAGTAATATTTGAATCTGGTAAGCTTCGTTGGCTTGTGTCCATACCAGTTCTAATATTTGTATTTACAACAAAAGTAAAATCAGCAACAGTGGTAGCTTTAAGTTGTAAACGAGGAGAATCACAAAGTAAATAACCACTGGAATTAGAAAGATTATTTACAGTTCTTTCAGTTCCATCAAGATCAAATACTCTTATAGTGGTTGAAGTAAATATGACAACATATCTTTCTGTCTCATCTCTATTAATTGTATGAACTAAAGCATCACCTATGCTTACTTCATTATTAATTAAAGTTGATATATGTTGTGTGCCACTACGTTTTACAAGACCTTTAACTGGATCACTATCACAATTCAACTGTTCAACAGCATGATCTGATTGTTTTATCGAATCAGAAGACTGTGAAATACCTCTTAATAACGTAGGTATTGATCTTGAAATAAGTACCATGATTACCTAATTAATGCGCTTGAAGGACTATATGTATCAAATACATTAGTAAGTGATGGATCACCTCTTAAAAGATTATGATCTCCATTCTCTGTATCAGTTTCAAGTAATACAGCCCTAGCTCTGGCTTCGTCTTGCTGATTGTAAGCTCTAAGATTATTATCACCTATTAATCTATCAATAAAAATACGTGCTGCTTTTATTGTTATATAGTTTCTTGCGGGTTCTGGTATTTCAGTAAAATCTCTAAAATAAACAATGGTACAAATCAAATCCTGATTAAATTCAAAAGTATTATTTAACCTGTCATACATTTTTAAACCACGTTGAATGGCATCAATATTAGGATGATGATGAATATTAGGATCAACTCTTAAGACATCAACACCTAAGGCAACTTTTTTAAAATTATCTCTAGGTAGAGTTACATCAATTTCTGTATTGAAACTCCATCCTTCACTTTGAATCATTCTGCTTTGTTCATTAAGAATAGACAAAGCTTGTTGAGCATCAACAGGAAGTGTATCTGTCAGGTTATTAACAGG